CAACTTATTAAATATTTAGGAGTTGTAATTCAGGTTTATTTCGTTTAATTATATATTATTTATTAAAAATATTATATAATGACTTTAGAACTTAGAAAATTCGATATGAAAAGCATACAATTTAAAGCTACTGAAAATAAAGGTCCCGTTGTTGTTTTAATTGGTAAGCGTGATACAGGTAAATCATTTTTAGTTAGAGATTTATTATGGTATCAACAAGAAATTCCTATTGGAACCGTCATATCAGGAACTGAAGAGGGTAATGGTTTTTATGGTAAAATGGTGCCAAGATTATTCATTCACAATGAATATAATTCAGCTATTATTGAGAATATCTTAAAGCGTCAGAGAACCGTATTAAAACAAGTGAAAAAGGAGATGGATGCATATAAACGCTCATCAATCGACCCAAGAGCATTTGTTATTCTTGATGATTGTTTATATGATAATTCATGGTCTCGTGATAAGCTAATGCGTTTATTATTTATGAACGGTAGACACTGGAAGGTCATGTTAGTCATCACAATGCAATATCCGTTAGGTATTCCTCCCACACTGAGAACCAATATAGATTATGTTTTCATTCTTCGAGAAAATTATATTGCAAATAGAAAACGAATTTATGAGAATTATGCTGGTATGTTTCCAACATTTGAAGCATTTTGTCAGGTTATGGACCAATGCACGGAAAATTATGAATGCTTAGTTATTAATAATAATTCCAAATCTAATAAATTGAATGATCAAGTATTTTATTACAAAGCTGAGAGTCATAATGATTTCAGATTAGGCTCAAAAGAATTCTGGGAATTATCTAAGGGATTACCAGATGAAGACCAGGAAGAACAATATGACCCTGCTAAGAATAAAAAACGAGGTGCAGGCCCGAGAATCAGTGTTAAAAAGACTACAAATTGGTAAGTTTATTGCTTAACCAATTGGATAAGCAAAAACAAATACATTAATAATAACTTAAATACTAATTTATTATTTATAAAGATTATATTATATAAAATCGCTTTTGTTGCAACAAAAGCGAGATGAAAAATCTCTTAAAAATAACACTATAATAAATGACTATTATTATAGTGTTATTTAATATTAGTTTTATACCTTTGTATATTTAGAGCAACCCGTATTTTAAATGCCGACTTTATTAGTCAAAAAATCATATCGAAAGAATTATTAGAAAATTTTTTATAATTGACAAAGATTATAAATGATTGCTCCTCCAAAAAGAGGAGCAAAAATGAGTAGGTGGATTAAAAATAAAACACTCATAAATGATTAATATTATACTGAAATACCATAATATTTTATTTAAATTTAAATTTAAAGATAATATGTAAATAAAGATAAATGTCTAATAATATTGATAAAATATTTTACATCAATTTAAATAAAAGAACAGACAGACGTTTGGAAATTGAAAATGAATTGAATAATTTTGGTTTGTCTTTTGAACGATTTGAAGCAACTGAAACTTCAGATTTTGGAATTTATGGTTGTGGTTTGTCTCATTTAGGGGTTTTAAAAATTTCAAAGGAACGAGGATATAAAAATGTTTTAATACTTGAGGATGATTTTCAATTTTTAGTTTCAAAAGAAGTGTTTGAAGATAATTTAAAAACTTTTTTTGAAAATAATATTGATTATAATGCATGTATGTTATCATATAATTTACACGAATCTGTTATATGTGATAACTTAAATGTAAATAAAGTGTTATTTGCTCAGACAGCGTCTGGTTATATTATTAATTCAAATTATTACGATAAATTAATAGAATTGTATGAATGGGCAATGCCATTACTAATATCAACTAAAGAACATTGGATATATGCTAATGATATTGTTTGGAAAGATTATCAAAAAAATGATAATTGGTATTGTTTTAAAATAAGAATAGGTAAACAACGTGCTAGCTATAGTGATAATGATAATAGTTTTTGTGATTATGGAGTATAATATTTTAAGCTTTTTCAGCAAGATACATATCTTGTCCAACCTTTATTATTTTATAACCTAATTCATATAGAAAGTTAAATAATTCTTCTTTTAGTTTTATTGCAGGATAACCATTTTTTTCTTGATGTTCATCCCATGATTCAAATAATATTTTCGGATAATTATTATTTTTAATAGTCTCTACACAGCCTTCTAGAACTTCCTTTTCGTGTCCTTCAACATCTATTTTAATAAAATTAACATTTTTAAGTTCAAAAGAGTCTAATGTTTTTTTAGAAACATCGATTGATGGTGTTTTATGTATATTATCATATTCAAATTTAGATATTCCATTTCCACCTCCATCGTTTGGGTCACGAATATAATATTTTGTTAATCCTTCACTATTACTAAGCGCACAATTGTATTTAGTAACTTTATAATCAATATTATTTAAAGCTATATTAGCACATAAATAATTAAAAGATTTGGGTGAACATTCAAATGAATATACATGATTGCATTTGTTAGCAAAATTCACAGTATACCAACCTATATGAGCACCAATATCAACTATATTTTTATCTGGTTTAACAAAATTATCAAGTGCCCAGTTAATATACACTTTTTCATAAAATCCTGTATTAAAATAATCTTTTGCCACTCTTGCTTCTGGAATAAACATTAAATTATTATTAATATCGAGTCTTGTATATACAGGATTTTCCGTTTCATAACTTTTTTCTTTAATTAAAAACATTATAATTATTATACTAATAATGTTTTTATATACTTTTTATTATAGTTTTTATTATTTACTTCTTACCAGCAAATGGTCCAGACTTTAATAAACTTTGACCATTATCAGTCTTTCCAACTACAATATTTTCACCTTCAAATAATTCCTTACAAATATCAGCAGTTGAAATATTTTCTTGTTCTCCTAATGAAAATTCTTGAGTGCTTGAATTATTTACACCAATTAAGTTTCCTTTTTCATCAATAGTTTGAGATAAAGTATTACCACTCTTTTCAGCATTCTTAATATTTTCTTCAATGGCTTGTTGCTTAGTTTCCTTAACGCGTTGTTCAAAGGCACTCTTAGCATTAGACTCATTCTTTTGTTTCTCGTGCATTATTTGATTTAGTTCCTCTTCCATATATTCAACGCGACCAGTCTTATACGCTTCTGGGTCCCAAGGCATCCACATGCCAACTGGACCAACCATGATATCATGATTAGGATCAATTTCTCTCAACATTTTACATCTTAATTCAGCTTCTTCTTGTGTTGGATACACACCTCTGACCTTTAATCCTCTCGTACTTGTTTGGAAATTATGTTGAACATCAAATTTCTTTTGTAATTCATCTTCGTGATTATCTAGATAAGTTTTATAATCATCTGATAAATTTGATTTAGCTAATTTATCCTTTTCTTCTTGAACAAAATCTTTAAAATCTTTATTCAAATCTTCAAATGATAAATTGTATTTAAAAGAAATAAAATTAATAAATTGTAAAAATTTTTCCATTGACTTATTGAAATCCCAATTCTTTAGGAATTCTTCAAAAAAGAATATTTCCTTCTCTTTAAGAATTTTTTCAGGGGAACAAAAAGACATACAAACAAATTTTTGACCAGCAAGTGGCTTATCCTCATCTAATAAATCAACGTATTTAGGATTAACTTTTCCATTTATCTCTTTTCTTTCAAAACCAGATTTTTTAGATTGTTTGTTTTTAGAACTATCCATTTTAATTAATTAAATTATTTATTTTTAAGTAATTTATCGCACAAATTATTTTTTCTTAACATTTAATATAATGAACGGATTAATAAACGTTGGTGAACTTGTTAAAAGAATCATTAAATATCTTGTTGAAGGTTTAATGGTTGCTATTGCTGCATATGCTATTCCTAAACGTTCTTTGAATATTGAGGAAATTATTTTGATTGCTTTAACTGCTGCTGCTACATTTAGCATTCTTGATACCTATGTACCATCTATGGGTGTAACTGCTCGCTCTGGTGCTGGTTTTGGTATTGGTGCTAACTTGGTCAAATTCCCTGGTGGATTTTAAATAACATAATATATTTAAATCTGTTAATAATATATTATGGCAAAAAGAGTTACTAGACATAGAAGACAAAAAATACATAGACATAGACGTAGAAGTATGAAAGGTGGTGCATTTACTCAACAAGAATTACAACAATTACAAAATTCAGGCTTCAATCAATACCAAATTGACAGTTTGACAGATTTAGGCGTTTCATTAAATGAAGTTATACAAAAAGTTAATACGATAATGAATCAAGGAGACGATGGTTTTCATGGTAATTCTGATGATATGACAGAACAAGTAATGATTGAATTATTAAATGAAAATCAAAATGCAGAGCAATTAGAAGGAATTCCTCATGCTGATGATGACGAACATAACTTAGATATTAGTATGGATAATTCATTACATCTATCTGATTTAGATACAAGTAATATGTCAGGATATACAACAAGTCCAGATGAATTTGGAGGAAGAAAGCCTAGAAGAAAATCTAAGAAGAGAGTTAATAAAAAAGGAAGAAAGACACGGAGACGTAAACAACGAGGTGGTATGTGTTTTGGTAATGGAGTAGGTGCAAATAGCAATGACCCAAATTATTCTATTTATAATACTAATATGTTAAAACTTTTCCCGTATAAACCTAATTAATTTTTAAACAGTAGGAATAAATTCCCAATCTAATTCTACACAAATTTTTCGCCAAATTATATCTTGTTCCATTCTTTTTTCTGGGTCTTTTAACATTGGAAAATGCTCTAAATATTGTTCTTCTCCCAAAAGTTCGCAAAGTTTGTATGCTGTATAATAATAATTCAAAAAATTGACTCTATCATCTGGACAGAATTTGGAATATGGTGCTTGTAATTCAATAAATAAATTACAAAGTGTTTCTTCTAATTCAGGACTCATAATTGGTGGTTTTATCCCTAACTTATCTTTAATAAATGGTATGTGTTCATAATATTTATTATAGCCTAACTTCTTAAGAATTTCTTTAGTTTTTAAATTTGTAATTTGTGATATAGTGATTCTCTCTTTTTTAATTTGAAGCTTAATATTTTCAATAACTTCAGGAGGAATTTGTGTTGTCTCTTTACCTTGAAATTGTGCAAGAATCTCTTTAAAATGATTAATGCGTTTATAAGCATAAAAACATACTTCCTTTGGAGGTTCTTTATATGACGGCTTTTCATTTTCAATAAGATATGGTATACTTCTTGAACAAATATTGCAAATCATTATACCATCTTCTTCAAGAGGTATTAATTCACCCTTATGACAAAATTGACATATATCTGTTTGATAAACAAAATTATTAATATCTAAAAACTCATCGCTGACATTACTTAAATATTTTAAAACTATGTTATTATTGTATTTTTTTATTAAATTCGACTCATTATCAATCTCCTCTTTTATTTTAAAAAAATTATTAACAATTTTGGATTTATTAGAAACTGATTGTGATTTTACTCCAGTAGATATATTTTTTTTATTTTCAAAATATTCAAATATATATTTTGAATTGTCTAGTAAATAATCTTTTTTTTTTATTTTTGTGTCTTTTATATTGTCTTTTAATTCAATTATACGGTCATTCATTTCCAACTTTTCCTCTATTGTTAATTCATTTGAATTTTCTTGAAGTTTTTTCTTTAATTCTGACATTTCAAATTTATTATCAAATATTATGTGTTCATCTTTTGAAAACTCGTTTAAAAATTCCTTATGCTTTGTATCTAGTGTGATTGCTGATTTTTTATTGAATTTTATCTTTTTACTCGATTTTGGTTTAAAAGATGGCATAGCTTTATTAATATTAAAATAGCTATTTATTTAATTTATAATATAGAGAAATTATTTATTTAAATTAGATAGAAAATAAAATTGATTATAATTTAAAACAATTATTGCATATATTAATATTAATAAAATGACTCAAATATTTGATATTATGTTTTTAAAGCGTTTCTGTTTACCGTGTGATGCAGATATTTCTCTCTATGAGAAAGGAGAAAATAAAATTTCGCCATGTTTGTGCGGAAATTATAATCATGCTGCTTGTATTTTACAAGGGAAATTGTCAAAAGGGAAAGATTAATATTTTGAGTTTTGGATTTAATAAAATGGGTGACTCTGATGGTATTGAACCAGGTGTTCATGCTGAACACGATGCAATTAATAAACTTAAACCTTTAGAGAGGAAAAAAAATTTAGAATCTGTTAACTTATTAGTTATAAGATTGTCAAAAAAAAATAAATTGCAAAATTCAAAACCATGTGCAAATTGTATACAAACTATGAAAAAATTACCTGAAAAAAAGGGATATAAAATTAGAAATATATATTATTCAAATGATAACGAAGATATTATTAAAAGTAATTTTAAAATTTTAGAAAAAGAAGAACTACATTATTCTAGGTATTATAAAAATAAAAATTGATATAAATAATTAATTTAAATATAAAACAACTAAAAATTAAATGGAACCATTAACAATTTTAACAATTATGGCGGGTCTATCATGTGCTAATAATATTTATGATTACATCGCTTTTACTAATAAACATCGTGAAACTCAATTAGAAATTAAATATTTGAAAGAAGAAATTTTATCATTAAATATACGTATTTGTCATATGACAAATGAAATTAGAGAAAATAATAAAATTATAAAAAATTTAGAAAATAAAATTCAAACAGAATGTGAATAATTAGTTTAAAGAAATATAAAGTTATATAAAAATACTTTAATGGAATTTAAAATAAATCTAGATTCCTTAAAAGATTTAGAAAATGGAGATTTAAAAGTAGATGGTATAAAATTCCAGAAAATGCTTTTACTTTTTAATTCCATAGAGCAAGGATGGTCTGTTAAAAAACGAGGAGATTCATATGTCTTCTCTAAGTCACACGAAGGAAAAAAAGAAGTGCTTGAAGACACATATTTGATGAAATTTATGAACACCAATTTAGATTTAAATAAAATTTTTTCTTAAATTATTTTTAATAAAAATTTATCATATTTATTAAACTAATTAAATTAATTTAAATTAATTAATTTAATTTTCCAAATTTTTTTTTCTTTAGCAATATTATAAAATGGGTGGAGGCCTTATGCAATTAGTCGCTTACGGTGCACAAGATGTGTACCTTACTGGTAATCCTCAAATTACTTTCTGGAAAGTTACTTATCGTAGATATACTAACTTTGCAATTGAATCAATCGAACAAACTTTCAATGGTCAAGCTGATTTTGGACGTCGTGTCCAATGTGTTATCTCCAGAAACGGAGATTTAGCTTACCGCACTTACTTACAAGTTACTCTTCCTGAGATTAACCAACTTATGGGTCTCGGAAACTACTCCAGTGGACAAAACACTGGTGTCTATGCCCGTTGGCTCGATTTCCCTGGTGAGCAATTAATTGCCCAGGTTGAAGTCGAAATTGGTGGTCAAAGAATCGATCGTCAATATGGTGACTGGATGCACATCTGGAACCAATTGACAATGACCTCTGAACAACAACGTGGTTACTACAAGATGATTGGTAACACTACTCAACTTACCTTCATCACTGACCCTTCTTTCTCTGACGTTGAATCCCCTTGTGACTCATTGGCTCCTCGTCAAGTTTGCGCTCCTCGTAACGCTCTTCCTGAAACAACCCTCTATGTTCCTCTTCAATTCTGGTTCTGTACCAACCCTGGTCTTGCCCTTCCTTTAATTGCTCTTCAATATCACGAAGTCAAGATTAACCTTGATATCAGACCTATTGATGAGTGCTTGTGGGCTGTTACCACTTTGAACTGCAACACAAATCCTTACTCTGGTTCTGCTGGTCAATACACTGTTGGACGCCCTGTCCCTGCTACCATTGCCTATAACCAATCTTTGGTTGCTGCTTCTCTCTACGTTGACTATGTCTTCCTTGACACTGATGAACGCCGCAGAATGGCCCAAAATCCTCATGAATACCTTATCACTCAACTCCAATTCACTGGTGATGAGTCTGTTGGTTCTTCTTCTAACAAGATTAAGCTCAACTTCAACCACCCTGTTAAGGAGCTCATCTGGGTTGTCCAACCTGACCAAAACGTTGACTACTGCTCATCCTTAACTTGTGATGCTCTTTTATTCAAGGTTCTTGGTGCTCAACCTTTCAACTACACTGATGCCATCGATGCTCTTCCTAATGCCGTCCATGCCTTCGGTGGACCTGCCGCTATTGCTGCTGATTCCCGTGCTTACATTGATGCTCGTGGATTATTCCAAGATGCTGGTGCTCTTGATTACCAACCTACTGCTGACCAATTATTTGGATCTGCATTCACTGGTTACTGGCATGGACCTAGCGCTCCTTACAATGAACCAGGCTTAGGTGGTCAACAAGTTCCTTTGAACACTGCTGGTCTTCCTCAATCCATCATTGACTCGCTTCAATCTGGAACTACTTCTCCTCACCTTGACAACTCAGGAGTCTCTGATGCTGGTACCTTCGTTCTTTCTGAAACCTCTTTGGACATGCACTGCTGGGGCCAAAACCCTGTCGTCACCGCTAAGCTTCAACTTAACGGCCAAGACCGCTTCTCTGAGCGTGAAGGAACCTACTTCTCTTGGGTTCAACCTTACCAATCCCACACCCGCAACCCTGATGAAGGTATTAACGTTTACTCATTCGCTCTTCGCCCTGAGGAACACCAACCTTCAGGCACTTGCAACTTCTCCAGAATTGATAACGCCACTCTTCAATTGGTCTTGTCTAACGCCACTGTTGAAGGTACCAAGACTGCTAAGGTCCGTGTCTATGCCACCAACTACAACGTATTACGTATTATGAGTGGTATGGGTGGGTTAGCGTATTCCAATTAAACACCTTATATCGTGTGGTTTTTATTTATATATTTTAATATTAAACGTCGTCCATAATATGGACACCGTTATTGATTTTTAATATTAAAAGCAAAAAACAATATAGAGATATCACATTAATATAATTATAAAATGAGCGTAGATATTGTAAATCTCATTGAGAGCAATCCAATCATCAAGTTTTCAGGTGATTACCAGAGCAAATTAGTTGAAAAGATTAAAAGTAGTTTCACTAATTATGAACAACAACTATTTTTATCGAGTTTTTACTGCTATTTGAAATATGATTATAAGAATGATTTTGTTATTGATTTAGATAATATATGGAAATGGTTAGATTTTAGTCAAAAAGATGCAGCAAAAAGATTGATAGACAAAAATTTTTATATTAATAAAGATTACAAAATTTTTGCTCCACAAGTTGGTGGAGCAAAAAAAGATGCCAGAGGAGGTCATAATAAAGAAATAATTATGTTAAACGTTGAAACATTTAAAAAATTCTGTTTAAAGGCAGGAACTAAAAAAGCTGACGAGATTCATGATTATTTTATTAAACTTGAAAATATAATGTTTGAAATTACAAAGGAGGAATGCGATATATTAAAGCAACAATTACAACAAATTGAAGACATCAAAAATAAAGAAACAGAACAAAAATTAATTAAACAAAAAGAATTAGATAATGAAAAGTTTTTATTAAAAGAATATGATAATATCGGCAATATAATTTACATTATTAAAGTGAAGACAAATGATGATGGAACATATATCGTTAAAATAGGACATAGCACTAAAGGTATAAAAGAACGTTATCAAGAATGTAAACAAAAACATAAAAATATATTATTGTTAAATTGTTTTCAAGTAGACAAATCATATGAATTTGAACAATTTTTACATTCACATCAAATAATTCAGTCAACTAATGTAAAAAATTTAACAGGACACGAATCAGAAAAAGAATTATTTTTAATTGGGACCACATTAACTATTCAAATGGTTATTAAAGTAATAAATGATAACATTGACAACTATAATTATAAAGTAAGAGAATTACTTTTGGAAATTGAAAATTTAAAATTAAAAAATAATGGTCAAACTATTAACAATGATAATGAAATGTTAAAAGAGCTAATACAAACAAATAAATTATTGACGAATAAAGTAAGTTCTCTCGAAACATCTATACACCTTATTCTTAATAAACTCAATGAAAAAGAAACTAAGATAGTTACAGGTTTTAGCCAACAAATTCCACATTTGGGACCACGTCTACAAAAAATCAACCCTGAAACTCTACAACTAGTAAAAGTATATGAATCTGTAACAGAGGCTATGAATGAAAATAAAAACATTAAAAGACCTAGTATTGCTAAGGCTGTTGAAG